TCATTTCACCCTCATTCTCAATGCATTCACCACGGCATCCGCATTCATCTCAACAACCTTATCCGCCAACTCCGGAACATACTTATCAAGTACCGGGTTAAACCATTCGACCGGCTTTCTGATTCCAGGGCCGATAAGCAAGACAGGATCCGCGGACCGGTTCTTGCCCTTTGCGTAATTTTTCACTTCACTGCGGACATGAAATCCCCGCACAACCATGCCACCCACCATAACATAACCCCGGCCCACTCCCTTATGAACAAATACTCCATGACGCTCAAACCGGAAACCTACTCCATCCACCTGGCCATAATCCTGATGGGTCCGGTATGACATATTATCCTTCAGCTTGTACTCTGTCCGGCTCTGATTACGCTTGATGCCCCTGGTAACGGCTCCGGTCTTCCCTTTCGGCATTCGGGTAACATTGCCCACCAGTTTCCGCCGGACCATCGCTGCCCAGCGTTTGATCATCTGATTGTATTCAGGCAATAGTTCCGGTGTCATACCAACCACTTTTCAGGGTTAACCTCACGCGAATACCTGCAATCAATATCAAAAGTAAACCTGATGCCGTAATGGTTGCCAAGCTCGGTGGCCAAAAGGCTCCCTTCTACACTCTCCAGGTCAAAATCCCGCACCGGTGATGTTTTATCCCTTTTGTCGGCATAGATGCGCGAAAGGATATCATCCCCGATTTCCTCCAACCGGTCCCAAACCTCGTGGATCTTGTCATGGTTCCCGGGATCCCCGACATGCTCCAGTAATATAAAAGCGCCCTGCCGTTTCTTCACCGGATTGTCAGCTTTCATATCCTTGTAAGTAAACCGGTAGCCTTCCAGGATAAAAGCAGGGTATTTCAGTTTATTGATCCCGGTAAGTACTTCATCCACTTCAAATCGATAAAAATGCTTTTCAGTTTCTGAATGCCTGATTTCTTTATGGTTTGTTGCCAGCCCTTTAAAATAGGTTACCAGCTCGCTGAATGTCGTTCTCATGTAATTATGACTCTGCTGATTCCTTTATCTTCCTGCTGATCCACCTCAGGACAACATGGACCGGCAGCTCTGAATATTTATCCTGGTTCACAATATCATCCCCCACCACCGATTCAAAAACCTTTGCCCAACCGTCTCCACCTTTTCGTTTCTCCCCAGGTTTTGGTTTCTGGAATACCAGCGGATAGGCATGTGTAAGAAACTCTTTAACTAAGCGGTAATTGATGGCTATTGCACAACGGACAACAAGCGGGGCTTTTCCGGCAATTAACGCCAACGGCTCAATATTCTCACTCTTGAATGTTGAGCCTTCAGGGAGGTACAAACAACCGATAAATTTGTCCAGATCCGCATCCTTTTGGCTCTCTGCCCAGGTTGAGTAATAAGTATCAGTGAACATAAACTGCCCGAAGGTCATATCCTGAAGCCTGGGCCTGGGGGGCCTCAGAACACCGGCTTTCCTGATAATAAAATGACTGAAGGGTTTATAATCAGTCAAAAAACTCAATTCTTGAGCCAGGGTAAAACGCTGATAAGAATCCAGGCGTTTGATGATCCACTTTCTCACCCCGCACATCTCGGCCAGCATCTTTTCTTCCGAAGTTTCACCCAGGTAATTCTTTGCTATTGCAATAAGCTGCCTGGGGTTAACCTCACTCCAGCGCTCAGGAATACTGCTTTGGACGCTCCCACGCATCCAGAATGTCCGGTAATCAATTTCAATGGTTTTCATGTCCAAAAGGTTCTTTTACCAGAGTTATCACGGTTATGTAATCCATGCCGGGGCAACTGATAACCACCCCAGGCATCCGCGTTTTCATTCAGATATTGCTTGAGCTGCAGCAGATAACTTTCTCCCAGCCCCTTGTTACGTTTAACCAGGTTCTGTACCCTCTCAATTTCAGCCGGTGATTTAACTGTATCACTAAGCATTGTAAGGCCCCGGCCTTCAAAAAACAAACCTTTGTCAGTCAGATCCGCCCCACTGTCCTCCATCAGCATGGCAACGGCCAGAAATGCAACAGGCTTTCTGATCAAGGGAAGGATGGCTGAGACTTTGGGATCAGGTTCATCCTTCAGCATCTCAGCTTTAATAAAATCCATGTTCTCCTGGTTGATGATCTGGCGTATGCTCAGATCTTCAACTACTTTTACATAAGGCTGCAACCTCATAAATATCAGCCGGCTGCTGCCGATAAAGTAAATGGAATTGAAAGTTTTGGTATCCGGGATAAATGCCCCCTTCAGGAACTTCCAGGATTCAGAGTCTTTGAATACCTCAAAATGGGCGATGTTGGATTCAATGTAATCCAGAACAGCATCCAGGCTGTTAAAACCAGTGGATTTGAAATAATCCTTCAGACTGTCCTCCTGGTACTTGAACAGGCCTTTTACTTTGTCAGTCTCAATTCTCCGAAACCCACCGTCTGAGATATAAGCATTCAGCACATCATAACCTGACCAGTAAGCCAGGTGAACCTCTGAACGGTGCACCAACTTTAAAAGCTCACGGTATTGCGTTTCATGCTCCTGAAGGTTATCAGGAATGGTTTCGCCGGTAAAACTCTCCAGGCTATTGTAAAGCTCACCAAGCAGGGGCTTAAGGTAAGTCTGTTCTGCCGTTTCCAGATGTGGCCGCAACCGGTCCAGATCGACGGCATCACTCACCGGCAGAATTTCTTTAATATCCTCAAGTGATTTTATTAGCATGGTTATGAAAGTTTTTTAGTGGTACCTGCTCCTGTGTCAAGAGTTGTCAGAATTGTACTCCGGAAGCGAAGCTGAATATCTTTAACACCATTGAAATGGAGATAGAGCTCAAGCGGATCCAGCAGGTTCTGGCGGTCCAGCCATGAGTTGGCAATATTCACCAGGAAAGCTTCCCGGATATTACTCCCCCCCTGGTTCCCTGAGTATGTTCCCCCGGGCATACCGGCACCCAGAACATTCGGGTTAAGCATCAGGCTGAAAAGAATTTCTGAATTTGCAGCTGCAGAAGTAATGAGTTTATCATTCTCCTTGTACTTGTTGTCCAGGGCTGTGATGATCCACTGTTCTTCAGCTTTTCCGTTCTGAGGATTGATTTCGAAGAATGTGAATATTGGCTTATCGGCATTCTCCGTACCACACAGGTTTTCTTCAATCCTGTCCATGTATTGTTCAATAGCCTGTTGCCTGGCTTCAATACTTTTGTACTCAGCTGCCGGAAACTTACGGTCCCAGAATGCATAAGGGATTTGTACATGCCATTTCCAGGTAATCTGGTTTTTGAATGCTTTCTTCAGGAATGCCGGCACCAGGCGGGCAACTTCCACCCATCCGGCCAGGTATGCTGCATACCAGATTGGCTCTGAATAGTAGTCGTTATTACTCCAGGAATCGCGGATAGAATAAACGAAGGAATTCCCCTTAATCTGCCCCAACAAGCGACGGCGCTCCAGGTCGAAAAAAGGATCATACTCATCCAGCAGGTCAAAAACTTCAAACTCACCCTCCCCGGGCTGATCAGGCCAGCGGCCGCTTACCACACACTTTTCTATAACCCCGGCCTTTGCTTCAGTATACCGGGAATACATGGCATTGATGGTATGTATCCCGGCCATCTGGGATCCGGAAGCGTCAGGGATCAGCTGAACATCTGCCTTTCCGAATTTAAAGTAATCCCGGGCAGCCTTTTCCAGATACCGGCGGACCATTCTCCCCTGGCAGAAGTTCACAATTTTCGGATCATCAATTACCTTTAGCTGCTCATTTCCCTGGTCATCGTAACCGCTTACAATACAGGGAAAAATACCCTGTCCAAGTGTGAAGTTTCTGATAAATTTTAAACCGGTGTTCAACACTCCGACACTCCTGATAAGCTCATTTGCTTTGGTCGGAAAATCGTTATTGCTCCCCCAGGAGACAACAGTTCTCCCATCGACGGCAACCTTATCATCCTGTTTCTCCAGCTGCTTCGAAATAGCCGGTTTTGCCGGCACGCCTTTGGTTTCGGCATAGAATTTACTTCCAAAAGCAAGTAAGGGCGCACCCTCCTTATTGAAAAGTACATTACTCATAAGATCACCCTTTTACCGTTCCACTCAACGATGTTGTCAATTCTTACCGGGTAAACATGACCCGTTTTCTCTCCCTTCGGATCCACCGGCATTACCCCTCTCTGTCTGTTCGCTGCCACTTTCCAGGGAAGGCCTGAGGCGATTGCCCTCGGCAGGAATACCAGTTCGCCTGCCTTATTCACAAACTTGATAGAAAAAATCACCCTTTTCCCCTGGGGCGTTTCCTTGATATCATACTCTCGTAAAACATCAGCTCTCCGGATCTTCATTTACTCATGATTTTTGGCAAATCTATCAGTGCCGGATCCTTGTTAAAAGGACAACTTGAGCCACTTTATCGATCCCCTTTTCCAAGCTTACTGCAGCCTGCAGAAAATCAAAAAGCAGTAAGGGTGGAAAAGTCAGACAAATCCGTGAGGATGGTGGGCTATCCCTATAAAAACAAAATTGGCGGACCATAGCCCACCATCCGAACACCGCTTAAGCGGCGGCAGGTTACGTATACACGCAACCCACATATATAAATAACGCCCTAGATCATTCCATCATCTGCAAAACTATAGTAGTTCCCTTCAGGGGTTAGAATTATATGATCCAGTAAATTAATATCAAGGAACCCGGCGCCCTCCTTGATCTTCTTGGTTAGCTTTATATCTGCCTCGCTTGGCCGGGTGTTCCCGCTCGGGTGGTTGTGGCATAGTATAATACTTGCGGCATGCGACAATAAAGCGGACTGCAGTATCATTTTCGGGTCTGCCACAGTTCCGGCCTGCCCTCCTTCGCTTACGTTCATTATTCCAATAACACGGTTAGCCCGGTTTAACAGCATTACTTTAAAGCTTTCCCGGTAGGCAATTTGTGACATATCCCAAAAATTAAACAGGGTTTCAAAGCTCTGCCGGCTGCTTGTCATGGTTGGCCGGTTCTTCGTGTCCGGTTTGGCCGGGATATATGATAACTTAACCTCTGTGATCTGATTAAAAAGTGTTTGCATGGCTTTCAGGGTTTGAGGTTAAAAAATATCATCTGTAATGGTTTCAGCGTGGGCGGGTTCCGGTTCCGGGGTTCGCTCCGGTTCATTCTCCCGCTCTTTGGCGTTCTCGCTTGCTTTCCTTACCTGCTTGTCAGAAAAGAGGTAACACAAAGGAAAAAACAGGCTTTCAAAATCTTCCGGGCTTATCCCCTTTTCCTGGTCCTGCTCCCGGGTTCCCAGTGGCTGCCCCCAAATGATAAAGGCTTTAGCCCCTTTCTTCACGGTTGCCCCTTCTTCCTTCCACTGCATAAAGGTTTTAAACTCCTTTGCGCCTTCCGTGTCGTAAATGTGATGCAGTAACATAAAATTTATGGTTCTGCCTGCCCAATAAAGTGCCTTGCTTGTCTGGCCGGCTTCTGTGGCTTCTTTTACAAGTTTCTCCCGCAAATCTTCAGCTTGCCGGCTTAGTTTGCTCAAAATTATCCGCTTCAGTCTGGTGGGGTTCGGTTCTTTTGTATCTTTGTTGCTGTTCATAGCTGCGTATATTAAACGTGGTTAAACATTTAGTACTTTGGAGCGGGGGCGGCTACCCCCGCTCTGTTTTTCTCAGGAAATGATTTCATTTTCAATGGCTTCCCGCTTTTCAATCATCCGGGATAAAACAAAGTTCAGAAGCTCCGTTATTACAGTAGGGTTCCGGAATTTAAAAACTTCCTCTTCACTTGAATAGCCTTTTTTTGATGACAGGCGAAGGGCGTAAACTTCTGAGGAAAAAACATCCTCATCCGCTTCCTTCCTGACTTCTTCCCCGTGCTTTTCAAGTGTCAGAATAGAACTGTTCAGGCTGTTCAGCCTGCTAACTAACTGCTGTTTTCGCTGGAAATAATTAATTTGCTCGTCGAGGCTCTGCGGGGCTTTTGCGACCTGGGCGCGGAGTTGTTCCAGCTCCCTGCGCAATTCCCTGATCTCTGCCGGATCCGCTTGCATTGTGCGGATGGGGGTTTCTGTTTCTGCCTGTTCGGCAGCGGCTTCTATGGCGGATTTTGTTTCCTCCGGCAGTTCTCCGGCAGGTGTACCCATAGCATGGGCGGGCTTCGTCTTTTTTGACATAGCTGTAAAATTTGAGTTAAACATTTAGTAATCCGGGGCGGCTACCCCTTTAAAACTGATACTAATTTACAGCAAAAATTAATACTATGCAAATAAAAATAGGTGCTATAAATCTATATTTCAATATGTTACGCCCTTTTATCATTCAGTTGGCTTATATGGCCTCTGTGCAGGATTAAAAAAAATTTTCATCCTTTTTTACTCAAAATTCTGCCAATAATTCTGCAAATCGCCTGTAATGAATCGGGCTATTTAGAATAGATATAAATTACCGGATTGTTACAGGTTAGCAATCCGGACTATATTTCAATAATGATCTGAATTTGTTTTACTTCCCCGGAATTTTCGGAAAAATTCCGGGTTCCTCACGGGGTGACTGCCGAGCCTGCCCTATCCCCGCAGGCAGAAAAACAGGCAGAAAAGACAGGAAATATGCCTGCCGCCTGCATGTGTTTTTCTGCCAATGAAAGCCCCTGCCCTGCGGGCAGTCCTATTGTGTCGCAAAGCTGGAGGAACGGAAGCTTTGCACCGATTAGATTTTGCCAGGGCGGTCCTGACACGGCAGCAGTCTGGAGAAATAGAAGGTTTGCACCGATGGTTAAAAAACTCGAAAATTTAATATATCACCGAATTGAATTATAAAAATCCTGAGTTCGTGATTCATCAACTAATAATTCCAAAAAGCTCCTTGTTTCGCCTATAATTTCAGGTTTATTTAAAAGAATATTAGCTAACGTCCTGAGGCGATTAAGCTGACCTGAAGATGAAATGCGAGACTTTAAGGTAGAATTTGTTTTAATTGTATCAACAAAATGTGCTGCAGAAGAATTATCAAACTTTTCAAACATATTCGTAATCCTAGGGGCAGCGGCATTAGAAAAGAAGGATGTTCTAGCGAAATAAGGACTTGAGCCTTTATAACCAACGAAGGTTAATGTAATTGCTGTAACAAAACGTCCTAAAAACTCCTCAGGTACAATAGAACCATATGCTTCAAGATGCTTTACAGCCTTAGCCTCTTCATCCCATTCATCCAAATGGTTCTCAAGATGTGCTATCTCAGGCTCATAAATGAGTTTTCGAGTTGTTGTTGATAAATATCGTAAACCATCTACTAGTGTTAATAGTCCGATTCCCTTGTTATTTTTATCATATTCACCCTCAAGAAATAGTTTATCAAACCGTTGACCAATTTGCTGCCTGATATTTTTTGTTAAGACACGCCAAAGAATTGGAAAGCTGAATTCGATATTTCCTCTAAAGCGGGTGGAGATTGTATCACCAATGTAATAGGTGAAAAGTTTATTAGCTAATTCTTGTTTGTATATCTCAGGAAGGTCAATAAACGCTTGCTCAACTGCTAATTCATGTTTGTTATAGTTATCTTGGTCCATTCTAACTATGTAGTCATTCACATTGATAATAGCTATTGGAAAATCCTGCGACAAGACATAGCGATTACAATCTGCAATCATATCCAGCACTTTAAAAAGAGTAGGGTCTGAGCTATCAGGATGCCCGTCAAAAATGTTCCTAGTTTCTCTAGCTTGATGAATAATTTTTTTCGCCTCCCAACCTAAAACTCCAATTTTGTATGCACCTTCAATTAAATCATAATCCGTAATATGATTCTGGAAATCCTCATAGGTTTTTACAGACTTATTCATCTCCTTGTTAAACAAATCTAGGCTTCTATGAATAACTTTTTTTCTCAAATCATCAACAACTGCATTCCAGTAGCTCCCAATTGAACTACGCAGTCCACCAGCTTGAAGCACATTTCTAGCTTCTAAAATATATTTATTATCATTAAGGTCTTCTCTAATATTAACAAGCTCCTTTTGCAAATAATCGAGCTTTTCACTTGGGAGAATGATATCAGAGTTTTGTGTTTTGACTATATCTGACATAGTTTAGAAATTTTAAATGTAACTGAGGTTCAAAGTTCTAAATAATTTTCTTAAATTCACAAATAGAATAGAAAAATTAATTCTTCGATTAAAAATCTCTTAATTGTCTTAGAAAAATACTCTATGATAATATGCAATAATTACAATTTAAGGATGATTAAAAGCAAAAGAAAAATATTTTGGACAGCAAAATTTTAAAGCCTCGGTTCCACAAAAGTCCCTGATCTATAAAGTTTGGATGAGTACTTTGTCCAGATCCTCTTATCCACAGCGTCGCCAAAATGGGTGGCTTCCTCCGGAAGGACCGTTTTCTTGCGCTCAGAGCTCTTATCCTTTTCATACCGGCCATCCTTTTCAACTACCCTGGTATTGTTCATTGAGATCAAGGTAAACTTGCAGTTCTTGCCGTTAAATATAACTTTTGGATACAAAGGATTTGACCCCTTCAGGATATTGGACCATAACAGATATTTTTCATGCTGTGGAGGCTCCTGGCCTTTGTGCACCCGTGGGAAAACATTCCAGCCATTCTTCTGGAAACGCTCTATTGCCTGCTCATTATAGGGCTTACTCTTTTTGGCATTAGGCTGCCGGCTGTCACCATAACGATCCCGGAAGTAAAACATTTCTTTGCACGCATGATGCTCGTAATACTCACATACTTTATCCACGACATCATCGATCACCACCCCTTCAGAATCATCAGGCTTACTGTAAAACTCATTGATTACGCAGTCCACCGGCTCAACAATCTTGGTAGCAAAATTATAATTGCGCTCCTGGCCAACACTGAAAAGGCAGATATGGGCACCCCAATCAGGAACAATCTCCAGGGGTTTATTAGGATCACAATCCAGGTCGAACCGGCTGTCATGTTGCCCGAGTTTATTGAAATCCCAATTCGTATTCTCGGCATAATCCCGGATAAATGAATCATTAGAAGCATCATAATAAACATGGCGCTGACTGTCGATATGATAATAACAGTCCTCCACCCTGTCGATGATCCAGTTCATGATCTCAATAAGGAAGGTAAGAAGGGTTTGCTTTTTGTATTCCCGGGCAATGTATGACATTCCCAGGTTAGTGATATTGTCAAAAGCATTTGCCAGGGTAAACAGGATCCCATCTTTTGACACAAAAGGAGTGATCTGCTTTTTGAGGCGGACCACTTCATTCCAGATATCTTTAAAAAGGGCGGGCTTTTTATCCAGGTAAGCAGTGATCAGCTCCAGCTGGAGCTTTACAACCCTGTTCCAGATATCAAACAGCATGATACCGGCTTCCTCCTCATAATACTTGCCATAATCCAAAAGCCACTTCTGTTCCTGAAGAAACGGCATGGAAGAAACATAACGGAAGCCGTGATGCTGCCTTATAGGTTTTGGTGACTTGAAACCAAAATATTCTTCATTCCCCCGGGATGTTGGGGATACCTCCTGATCATACTGGGTTTTATCAATGGTAAGGGCTTCATCCACTATTTCCCTGTCCAGGTTGGGACCACGGGCAGAACCGGAGCGATCCTGTGAAAGCATGAGATACCCGTTTCCGTTCCGGAAGCTGATAAAATTGTCATATTTCAGGATCCTCTCATAAGGGGAAAGCCCCCACCCTTTCGGGGGTTTGCGCCCGATAAGATAATCCTTGTCCTTTTCATAACCGAGTGATTCCAGGAATTTAAAAGTAGATGGCAGCGTTCGTGTTAACAGCTGCCCATAAGTCTGCCCCGTGATACCGGTGACAGCCCTGGGCATGCTCCGGTTTATCTGGTTAATTTCCCAGCCAACAATAAAAGATTTACCGGTACCACGTCCCCAGATATCAACTTCCGATACCGGATTATTGATAACGGAGATCTGCTGGGGGTTATTGAGGGAAATTAATTCATTGATCATGTCCTGAACAATTCTTCAGCTTCTGCTTCTGTGATCTCTTTTCCCCCAAACAAAGCCCGGTTAAGTTCCTGAAGGGTCCCTGCAGGCAATTTCTCCAAATTATTCATGTCGATCTTGACCGAGGTATTGTTATTCTGCACCAGGATGTAGAATGAATGTTTTTCAGTCCTGCGGGGATCCTCCAGTTCGGTTGGCCGTTCGCCCAGGATTTTGATAAGATTCGCATGCTCCATGGCGATAACCCGGTAAGCCTGCGGCGTGGCATTATTCCGGCAGCGCTCAATATTCCTGACAATATCGTTGATGGTCCAGGTTTGCCAGAAATCATAATCGAACGTATGGATGGTATTGAACAGGCGCATGGCCAGGCGAAGATCTTCATAGGCCTGGGAGCGCGAAAGCTCGGGGAACTTCACCTGATGAATTGCGACAGCTTGTTTCTGAATAGGATTTTTATCCAGGACTTTTGCAATGGATATTACCCTGTCCAGGATCTCCTGCTGTTCCGGATTCAGCGGGGAGTGATCAGGCTCCAGGATATGTGCTTTTATCAGCTCAAAGCGTGTATCTTCAAGTGCTTTCCTACTCATATTTAGAACGGTTATGCCAGTCGCGCATCATTTGCTGGGCGGGTGAGGATCCATGCAATGCAGAAAGCTGAACAGCTTTCCGGAGTTCAATTTCAGATGATAGCCTGCCGGCCATATAAGCCTTGTATGCAGGACCGGAATGGGATTTTATGAGCAGCAGAAATTCATAAGGATCCACCTCAATGTTAACAGCGATTTCTTCCGGAGTAAAGAAAAGCTGGGACATGCTCTCAATTTCCTTAAGTTGTTCCTCGGTTAAATGCATTGGTTAAGTTTTTGAGATCGAATTCAAAAATCTGAGGATCAGTAAAGATTATCCCCCTTTCCATTTTGGGGTTATCTGTAGCGTTCTGGCTTGTTACGATAGTAACCTGCCAGTTATCATTGTAAAGCAGCGCAGTTTTCGCATGAACTGAAGTACAACGATAATTGAAGGAAGCGGCAATCATTTGAAAAGGTTTCGGGCTGATAGACCGGACCCGGTTATCCAGGAGCACCCGGAATGAAAGTATCTTACCCGTCTCAATTAACTGATTCAGTTGATTGATGGACTTTGTAGAAAAGGAATATGATGACAAAAAAACATGACAAGGGCCCAGCTGCTTCAGCAAGTAGACCACCAGTCTCACAAGGTTATAATTTCCAAAGCTGTAATAATGTGTATTGACTCCCGGCTCAATTTGACCAATAGCCTTGGTAAGGGCTTTTTCCCTGTCCGATACAAAAGCAGGAGGCAAGGATTCAGATTCCTGAAAGGATTCAGTATCCTGTTTCCGTGACCTGGAATTGATTCTCCTTTTAGCGGGATTTTGGGCCAGTGTGGCCTTTATAGATGAAGTTGACAGTAACATAGATCAGTTATTATTAATGCCAACTATAACAAGCGGCTTATATTGGGCCTCCTGACGGATGAGATCCAGGGACGTGTAAATAGTTTTTCCGGTAGTAAGGATATCATCGAACAAAATGAAAGGAGTAGCAGGAACGGGTTTTTTCAGAAAAAAAACCGGTTCCAGCTTATTCTTGTCCCGGGCACCCATTACATCTTCAATGAAATGGATACCGGTTGCATCTGAAGTGCTTTTCAACACTTCTGTTGCAAAATGGTATCCCAACCGCTCAGTATGTGCCCGTTTTGGGGTTGTGATGATAGACCAGGAAGACGGATCAGGAATAAAATAACGGATCAGTCCTGAGAGGATATCAGCCAGGATTAGTGCATTTTCTTTCCGGGCTTTGAAAGCTTCCAGATCATACGCTTTGAAAAATGCATGAAAGAACATGGTCCTCCGGGAATACAATCCATATTTAAGATATCCCTGCGTTGGGGCAGGCTCTGGCATATGTCCTTCTTCAGGATCATTTGCCAGGGCCTGTAAGCTTGATATGATTGAATTTGTGTTTACGAGCATGAAAGAAGTGCAAGGTCAATTTTCTCAATTTGCCGGTTCCTTTCGGTGATCCTCTTTTCAATCCTGATCCGTTTCGGACCGGCAGGCATAGGATTAGGTTTTGTACCTTTTTTCGCCTCCTGGTACTCCAGTTGGTTCTGATCCTTTGTATTGGCCGTTTGAAGGTTCTTTTTCATTTTCTTCAGCCCGGCAGCATCAGCTGGCAGGTTATTCTCCGGACCTGCCGGCGGATCCTGGGCCGGTTCAGGGAACAACACCGAAATAACAGGCAGTTTACCTTCATTATAAAAGGCCTCCTTTGCGGCAAACATCAGATCGATACGGGGGGAAATGATGGCAATGGAATCAGAAAGGTTCCTGCGCTTTTTTACAGTTTCATCATCATTGCTTTCAGGGAGACCGGCCATTTGCTCGTGCAGCTGGGCGCGAAGCTTGAAAAGGTCTGCATGCTCCCTGATTACTTTCTCAACGCTTTCAGGCAGCTGGCCAGTTGCGGAAACCTCAATTTCCGGCATTTCAGTTAATGGCGGGTCAACTGCAGGAGGATCTGTTGATGGCAGGTCTTCTGAAATCAGTTCTTCACCTGATGTTTCTCCGGTTGTTGAATCCCCTGCCGGCGGAGCTACTGCAGATGTTTCACCGGTTGTTACCCCACCTTCAGGCGGGTTGCCATCCCCGGACTCCAGGGCTAGCTGTTCAACGATGTTTTGAAGCTCGTCCTTTAAATCCTGGTACTCCTGCATTGTGTAGCCGGCAGCCTTACATAACTCATAAAAGAGTTTACCGGCATATCTTTTCTCATTGCCGGCCATTATCCTGGGGAGCTGTTTATTCTTGCCTATATCGGCAAGCAGGTATAAGCCGAGGTTGAAATCACAGCCCAGCCGGATCCATTGCATTACTTTTTCTTTCATGTTACAGGTTTTAATGAAAAAGCCCTGGATTACAGGGCTATGAATTATTTTTGGATTTCGGGGCCAACCTTTTTGCGCCCTCATTGGTCAGCTCCAGGTATGGAAACCCGGATGAGTAAAGTTGCTTAAGCACCGGCAGAGGGATCTTCTCGCGAAAGTCCAGCACACCGAACTGCCTGGTAACTACCCGCCCGGGCTCAATACCTTTCAATTTAAAGTACTTGGTTTTGTAGGTAAACTCCATGGAAGCCCCCCTGCGGCCGGCAGTTTCCTTGGATGTGCCAACACCATCGGGGGACCCTGAATAGGTTGCAGGGCGCAATGAATCACCCATCAGGTACATGTTACCGTTATTGTCAGGGACAATGAATACCAGGTTATCGTTCTTCGCGGCATTCATGAAACCAAGGATTTTGGGAGAAAGACCGGGATGGAAGAATGAAAGCCTGGCTACAAACGACTTGCCGTCTGACTCTCCCACGGGTTCAATCTTGAACTCACCGGTATCATCGGTCATGTACATTTCAAACATGCGCTTGCCTTCTTTCATCGTAATGTCACCGGTTAACACCGCCTGTTCGTCGATGGCTACAGGGGCAGCCGGCTTGGTTGGCCAGGTTGCTACATCAGCATGAAAACCGAAATAGACTTTTTGGGGAAGACCACCCATGTTTTCACCATCGGGCAGATCTTTAAGAAT